TTCTGAGGTGTCAAGTCTCATCCCAGAACGTCTCGAACATTTCATCGGTCAACTCGAGGAAAAGATGGGTCTCACCTGTAAAGGTGATCGGTTCGCACCGCTCACCAATGGATTTAGACAATTTTTCCGGGATGACGAACTGGACCCGAACGGAATGCCCCAGAACGTGGATCTGGAGCGGATTCAGGAACAGAAGCGTCGCCTGGTGAACCTCTTCTCCGAGCTGTATCATCGTTCGAGCGAACTAGGAATCAAGGATAAATCTTCAGAGGATGTCAATGGTGACGAGTTTCGCATAGCATTTCGCCTGATGCGACTCATCGAAACAGCAGATGACGCCTATGAAATCATTTTCCGGTACGTCCGGTCATTTGAAAGAATCAACAGCCCGACAATTGCACCAATGGCTGGTGATATGGATTCTTCACTGTTTCGCTGCAAGACACTAGACTCTCCAGATGAAGAGGACGATGCCAGCCCGTACCAGCGGCTGCTCCTGTACCTCCTGAACAAAACGTATACTCAGAAGATGAAGCGGTACAAGGGACAATGCTGCAAACAAATTGAAACATCAAATGGACATTTGACTCGCGCGTGGAAGCCCATCATGGAAATCAAGGAGTTTGTGTACTTCTACACTCAGAAAGAGGACAAGTATGACATGTGGCGCAACCTCACCAGCAAAGGAAGTATCGTTCGTGATACAGTTGTCCATTTGTCCATGTGTCGTGACATTCAGTTTCCTGAGATTCAGAAGAACCGGACGGTTTGGTCATTTACAAATGGAATCTTTGTTGGAAAGGAGTGGAAGGATGACGGATACACGTCTCGTTTCTATCCCTACGGTTCAGATGACATTGCAAACCTAGACCCGACAGTTGTGAGCTGCAAGTTTTTTGATCAGGAGTTTCCTGAAGAGATTATGAATGTAGAGGCTTGGCAGGATATCAAAACGCCTGTCATTCAATCAATCATGGAGTATCAGCGTTTTTCCACCGAGGTGATGGAGTGGATGTATGTGTTCATCGGTCGCTTGTGCTTTGATACAAATGATCAGGATGCATGGCAAGTAATTCCATTCCTGAAAGGTATTGCCGGATCTGGTAAATCAACAATTATCACCAAGGTGTGCAAACGCTTTTACGACTCTGAAGATGTCCGGACGCTCTCAAATAACATCGAGAAGAAGTTTGGGCTTTGGTCAATTCATGACGGGTTCATGTTCATCAGCCCTGAAGTCAAGGGTGACTTGGCACTCGAGCAGGCTGAGTTCCAGTCGATGGTATCCGGCGAGGATGTGTCAATTGCACGTAAGAATGAAAAGGCATTGTCAATGACGTGGAATGTTCCAGGTATTCTTGCCGGAAACGAGGTTCCAAGTTATCGTGACAACTCTGGATCAGTGCTTCGTCGGTTGGTGACGTGGAACTTTGCACGCCAGGTGTCTCAACCAGATCCTCAGCTTGACGGAAAACTGGATGCTGAAATCCCGACAATTTTGTGTAAATGTATTCGTGCCTACCTTGATTACTCACGCAAGTATTCGAAGAAGGATATTTGGGGTGTTTTGCCAGCGTACTTCAAGTCTGTGCAGGCGCAGGTGGCAACAGTCACGAATCCTTTGCAGAACTTTTTGGCAAGCGACAAGGTTGTATACGGACCAGACAAGTACATTCCTCAAAAGTTGTTTGTACAAATTTTCAATCAGCATTGTCAAGAAAACGTACTTGGGCGATGCAAGTTCAACGAAGATATTTACGCGGGTCCGTTTTCGTCTCGAGAAATTGATGTCAGGAGCGGCTCAATGACCTACCGAGGCAAGGCGTATGCAAATCAGAAGTTTGTCCACGGGATTGACGCGCTTGAGGAGAATTACGTTGGTGCAGATCTAGACGTCTAAAACGGTCTGCGGCGGACAACGGACACTCCGTGCCCGTTGGACTTAAACAGTACACGTGCCTTGTTTTCAATGGAAACTATGACTGCAGTGTTCGGCGCCTGGGAAAACACGATCAACGAATACAAGGATCAGCCGAATGTTGAGATTGAGATTCGGCTCGGCAAGGTGAACCGTGGCAAGTTTGATACGAATGTTGGACATGCTACATTTGAAAAGGTTCTTCGGCGTCTTCGTAAATTTGATGGTTGGGAGAGTGTCAAGGAGACACAGTCGACGGTATACATTGATACCGCTGCAGGGAAGCGTGTCGTGATGAATGACCTGACTGACGAGATGGAGTCGTGTGTCATCAAGAAACGTTTGCTTGTAAATGATCAAGTACTTTCTGGATTTCCAGTGGATGCACGTCTAGGTATTTCTTCAGAGGTGGCGTATGACCGCGACGCAGATGTTGACGACGAAAACTTTACTCGCGTTAAAAAGCGTAAGCGGTACTCTTTTCTGCGCAAAGGTCTATCGATTGACCTTTCTGAAGTAAGTGGGGATGCAGATGATAAGGATTCTGAGGATGCGACGGAGTATCAGATTGAGCTTGAGATTATCGACCCTCCGAAGAGTGTAGCAGAACGACATCACTTGTTCAACATCGTGTACAAAATTTCAGACATTTGCAAGATTATGACGTGAACCTTTTAATAAAACGCGTAGTTCAGTATAAAATACATCTGTTGAACAACTAATCATACAGTCCCCATTGTCATCGTACGTCTCAACCGAATGTGGTTTTTCATTTTCATTCAGGATAGTCATCCATTCATCATGTATATTCAATTCAACTAGACGATGGATAATGTGTTTTCCTGGGATTCTAAAAATATGCAAAGAGCTTGTTTCTAGGTTGTATATAATTCCATCATGAGACTTGAGAAGGTACCACAGTCGCCAGCTCTTTCTTTCATCAAGTCTACGTGGTGGAATTTTAAAATAAAGACGCGTATCTATGGACGGGTCGGACAATAAGACAATTTTACGCACGATTTCATGAGGAAGATGTTTCCATATTACACTGTCCAAAATGTTACTATCATTTCCCATTCTGCTCCCTCTTGACCTTCTCTACGCCGAGAACCTTTAGCTCGCTGCAATTGCGGGTACTGCGTCGCGTGTTCTTTGACGATAGGTTCGTCAATCCATCTGTTCTTGTTGATATTCCTATCAGAAAAGTAAAAGTCAGTTTCGTTGAGTAGATATTCAATCTCATCAGCTTCCAAATCCTCATGTCGAAGGAATCGAAACGTTTTTTCAATGTCCTTCAAGTCTTCAAGAGTATCTCTCAGAAACGCTTTTCCATACTTTTTAGGAAATACACTTGTCATTTCAAGTGCATATTCGAGCTGGGTATCAAATGCATTGTTGAGTACCTCATTGCATTTGATATCACGTGATTCATCATTCCACTCATTCCGAATTTTGTGGAAGCCTTTGAAATAAATAGGACTGCGGCACATGGGGCACCCAGAACCAGTTCCCTTGAGGTACCAGTTCTTTATACACCCGGCACAAAAATCGTGTCCACATGACAACTTCTGGAACGGACCAGATTCTCCGTAACAGACTGAGCACTCCATTTTGTTTGTGAGTGGATGCTCAGTCCAAGTTTTGACAGACACAGGACGCGTTTTTTTATCGAGCTATAGTAAATGTCATCGCGACTTTATGTCACTCAAAATGTGAAACTAATGCCAACGCCTATGATAGTCCAGCAATTAAAGAAAGTTATACAGAAAAGCCGTAATACCCCGTTGAGTATTCCACAGCAGAAATACATTTTCAGCCGTGCCATGGAGATGTACCGTCGTCAGAATACCAATAATAGTCAAAAACAACTGGCTTTAAGAATACTACGAACTCTTGCCTCAGAATACAATAGAAATTGGAATAATAACCCTAGACCGCATCATCTCTTCCAAGGGTCGAACTCGAACCGCAGCAATTCAAACAACAATTATTAAATGATCTTCTTGTACCATGCCATTGAACACATGACATGTCCAATGGGTTTTTCCATTTCAGTAACCGTGTCATCATCAATAAGTCGCCACTGTCCTTTGTGTTTTAGAATAACTGCGTAGTGTCCGCTATTTGCAGAAAGCCCCCAATGAATGACAAGTCCGAATAATTTCATTCCATTGTATGTATCTAGAATCAGTTCCGCAGGACATTTTTGAGTGAATATGGCTGACATACACTGTCCAGTCTCTTTGATGATTGTCTGCATAGCAGCGGCGTTATATTTCTTCCCAGCATCATCCACGTAATCACTTAGAATGTGATATTTATCATACTTTTCCATGTGATCAGGTGAATCGACAAAGAGAGAACAAAAGTCGTGTGTTCTTGAAGAAGTTCCCCCTGGGTACACGACAAGTTGTTCTTCTTTCCCGTAAAAAATGGGTTTCATGTAATCAAGTCCGAGTGATTTTTCGAGCGCATCCATGAGAGACAGTACTGCTTCATGTGCGTCGTGTTGATGCAGGGGTGTAAAATCTGTAAATTTCGCCTGGAATGCGTGCAGGAGATCACGGGGATCGAGTGGACCAGTTTCCTTTCGATTCCACATGTGGCGAACCAAAGTGGAATATGCGCGAGTCACTTCGCAATCACCTGTATAGGGACCATCGCGAAGAAACCGATTTGTGAGTGTTGGTACATGTGCCAAACACTGGACTGCCGAGTTAAAATAACACGTATTTCCAACGTTCAACAAACCTCTTGACATTATGTACTAAAGCATTCTGACTTTTATATAACAACAATGCTCACGATTCGTCCAATTGTCACTTGCACTGCTCAGCCTGCACGTCGTAAGGGGTACATTCGATACAAGCTAAAAAAGGCGATTGAGCATGCAAAGAACCTGTGTATTGATTACGAGGATTCAAAGGAGTGTCGCATCGCGTGGGACGAGGTGAATGATCTCACGCGGGCACTTCATCAGCAGCATCCAACGGAGTCTGAGCTCTCAAAGCGCGAGTATGATGTTTAATTGTATTCCGCCATGCTGAATTCGTGAGGAACCTCAGTCGGCTTGGTGCTACTACCCATCATCCCTTGACTGCTAACACCACCTGGGTGGTTGAAGCCCGATCGTTTGCTTGGAAAAAAGCGCATGGCGAGTGTTGCAAGCAAGATAAAGACGATGGCGTGGAGAATCAGACCGCCGATTTTTGCTGTGCCCTCGCTGGTAGACACCCAGGTCCCGAACACGTTACGTGTCGCCTGGTATGTACCTGGGCTGGCAACGAGAGCATACAGAACTGCTGGGACGACATAAAATTTAATAGTGGACATTTATATTAACACACATAAAATTCTTCGAGTTTAATATTTTCTCTCAGATTGACAATGGTTCTTTCATACGTCCGTCGATTATTGGGATGATTCTTGTCTAGACGCTCTTTGACTGGCGTCCATCCCAATTCACCATATTCACATTCCACAATAGTTCCGTCTGCGTAAGGTCTCTTACTGAGATGTATCTCAGCTTCTTTACGGAGCGTCCGATAATCCATGATGTAGAGGTCTTTTCCATTCTTCACGAGAAAGTCAATTGTTATGAGATGCCTAGGCTTCCACTTGAAGAGTGTCTCATGTGTACCGATACGCACTTGTTCTTCCACTGGTGTAAATATGAGTCCGTCAGACTTTTCGCTCAATTGAATTGATGCAATTTGAGACAGTGGAATCATTTCCTTCACCTTGACAATCAACTTGGGCTGTTTCAAAATAGATCTGACAACAGCCTTGGCACGCGCGAGTCGTTCTGTGAGCGTCATTTTGCGAATGTCTTCTCCTTTGACGCGCACTGCATCATATACATGATATACTCCATCCAGAAGTTCTCCATCAAGAACAGTGTCGCGAGGAACTGTCAAAGTCGTATATGTGACTCGGAACGCTCGATCAACCAGAGCACAAATCTTTTTTCCATCGCTCGCCTCAAAGCACACAAGCATATGTCGTACACCATCGGTTTTTTCACATACGACATATGGTTGAGACTTTAGAATTCGAAAATGTTTACGTTCTATGGATATAGGCTGAGGACCTGGAAACCACAATGGATCTTTAGATTCCCAGACATTATGGATATACTGTTTAATATCTACGTCGTACATGTCTAGTAATTGCGTGTTGTCCTTAAGGATTCATAACGACACTAGGCATTTCTAATATATTTCCAAGACACTTGTATGTAAAGTGACGAATGACAGTCGCAGTTGGCAATGCTACTACGCGTATGTTGTTTGATTTCAGGTGAGCAAAGAGACTCTCGTAAGAATCACATGACAGGTTTTTTTGAATACTTTTCAATTTTTTGTCAATCGGCTTTGCATCCATGACCCATACACGTGCCGATGTTTTGTCTACGTCGTAAAAGTCAGTACCTACAACCTTTTTTGTGACACTTGTATCAAAGTTAAGAGCACGTTGATGAACCGGCTCTGTGGAACCAGCAATTGTTTTTTTACGGAACATGTCCCAGTCAACACCCTCTACAACTGATGGAAATACAACGACTCGAATATCCTTCTCCATTGTATTGAATAGTCGTGGAACGCTTTCATGATCAAGATTTGTTCCGTAGTCAAACCAGATGATACGTTCACCTGATTTGACCAATTTAGGAAGTGCTTCAAGACCTTCTGCAAAAATAAACTCTGTATGAATCTGTCTATGTGATGCATGCATACTAACGGTCATTAACGAATGAAGCGTCGTCACTGCAATCGATTTGTTTCGAGTTACACACACAACATACATGCTCAAGAGTCGTTCTGACTCTTTAAACGTTCTGCGAGTGTTCCGTGAAACCTCAGATTTCCAACATGTCCGAGTGTCGTTGTGACGTCTGCAAAAATCTTACCACCCATTTGTTGCCAACGACGACAAAATGCATAATCCTCTGATAGGTAACGACGATTCGTAGGGTCAATCATACAATCGAAAACTGCACAATAATCTTCAAAGTCTCGGTTTTGGTGATCATTTTTGCAGTTGAGTTCAGGGTATTGAGCGTACATACGTTCTATGACGTCGCGTTTAATCATCAAAAATCCAGTTGGTCCATCCAACACCTCGACAAAACCATTCATGATTGGTGAATTATTGTATTTAAAATTCATAACAAGAGATGAAGACGCCTTGGAAATGTCTTTTCCAGTCGGAATGGCTTGTACAGCCTGGTCCCACATAATCACCTTTTTAGGATACACAGCACACGATACATCATGCCCTGATGCAAGAAGGCGTAGTACTGATTCGGCTTCAAATTGTACGTCAGCATCGATGAACAAGAAATGAGTCGCTTGAGACTTTTGCATGAACCGTGCGACTGAAATGTTACGAGCCCTGTGCACCAAAGATTCGTTTTCGGTTGTATCAAGCATCAGCTGTACTCCGTAGCGCCCACACAGTTGTTGTAGTTTTAGAATAGACTCTGCATAAGCCTGAAGACAAAGCCCTCCGTAACACGGTGTCGACAGAAAAATACATTGCTGCTGCGACATTACATACAATTCAACGCTCTCCTTTATCGTTTAAAGTTTGCCATGTATTAAACGATAATGTCAACTTTGTGTAAACTCTGTCTGTATTACAATCCCGGTGACAAGACGTGTGGTCGCTCATTGGTCGCAGTGAGCAAAACAAAGGTGTATCACGATTACGCTAAGCTCGTGCGTTATGACGCAAAGAGATGCGGACCACATGGCAAGTGGTTCACTGTGATCCCTGACCATCCCAAAACACCCGCAGAAGAGCTCTTCGAGTCGTTTGGTATTTAATCTCAGAATATATAAATGGACTTTTACGTCTCCCTTTTCTGGATAAGTTTTTTGACGCTTGTAATCATTCATGCGCAGATGCTCAGTACGAACACCCGTCACGCGGTCATTTCGATCGTCGCAGCATCTGGGATGTTTGTAGGCTCCAAGATTGGAAGAGAATTTCTAGGCATCAAGTAATGAAGAATTGTCTCAGAGTGGGTCCTAAAAACAAAAAATGTATCAGAACCTCTAACAAAAAGGTTTTCAGTCTTCCGAGAAAATTTTCGAAAAACGTTTGTCTTCACGGTATTATCAGGGGGTTTACGATGCGTGCAAGCTGTGCACCTTGGGTCGTACAGACAAAAAAGATGTTCGTCTGAAGTAGATGGCAGATGTAATTCTTCCAGCGGGTACCCGTCTCTACAAAGGATTTGGGAACCGTACTACAGGATGTAGATCGCTGCTCAAAAGTACTCGTACTTTTTTCGCAACTCAAAGCGCACGTATCGCGCGATCATATTCAAACACAAACACGGCATGTCCATTCATTGCAAAACGATCATTGCGTCTGTTTCTACTCACACATCCAAATGTGAAACGCGTATTTCCAGAATTAAGCAGAGAAACTGTTGCGGGTCTCAGATTTGTACTCGGTACAAATGTAACACGCGTTCAGCAGGTGAATGCTTACCAGCGCATCACAGGTCGAAAAGCACCAAAACGTTACCTTGCTCGACCAATGAACCGAGGTGAACGCCTTTCATTGACGAATGTAAACTCTGATGTATTTACACGTCTGAGTCAAGAATATCTCATCAAAAACGGCTATGATGGGTTTTACGCTCCACAAAAACGCACTGGTTTTCATGGTGGAATGTTTCCAGCTGAAATTATGTTATGTGACGCTGGTCGTACACTGATTCGACCAGGAGTTGATCATGCTCCAGTTCTTTCACGAGTGTCTGTTGTGAGAGAGCTCCCTCAATTGTTCATCAAGTATTGTCGCAAGAATCGTGCGCTCCTTCGGGTGTACCGTAATTTATTTGTCCCCGAACTTGGTGGAGGCATGGGTGTCAAGCTGTATCTTGAAGCGCGAGGAAAGCCAGCGCCAAAAAAAGTGATTGACACGAAGGATTTTGATTTTACATTTGCCGTGTCAAAGCGATTGTCGTACCGCGAAGCGAGTAGACGTGCGTTGATGATGAAGACCATCATGTACAAACACGTCACTGGGTTTGTTTCTTGGCTTAACAAAAAATACACTCGTACAAATGCTAGAATCATAGTGAATGATTTTGTACCAGATATCAAACTCATTCCAGCAACTGGGAAGATAGTATATTATGTATCACAATTCCGTATTCAATTTCCAGGGCAGCCTGCGCCAATGGACTTTGTTGATTCGACGCTCGCATATGTCCCTGGATCAAGTCGTGAAGATTTACATCCAGTATATTCACGTATGTATGGTTTGCCAATTGAGCGTCTCAAGAAACTGTACGACTCTGTACTCACTGTACTTGCAGGATCCTTCGTGTACGCAGGGATCAAACCACGTAACCCTCTTACTGGCAAGAACCCAGAAAAGGGTCAGAAGAATGTTTCACGTCTCGGAGCACTTCAAAATCTCGCCCCTAAGAATGTCAAGTTGGTTCGAAACTTGATCAGACGCATAAAAAATCGTGATGTGTCCGGCGCAACACGGAATGCTGTGAAGATTATTAAAAATATCAAGAGCAAGTAGGATATGAATAAGCCATGCGTGCATACGCGAATCATGATTCGTCGTATTGAACGACATCCGATTGTTCGCCAGACGTTCCGTTCTGGTTCGAGGATTCAGAAACATGTGGTACGGGGAGCGACACTCGGTCTCGTGCCAGATGCTGTGAATGATATTGCTTTTCATCACGCTCAATTAAATGTCAACGAAGTCGTTCATGTGTTCCAGGATACCATTGCAATTTCAACCATGAACACTGTCCTCGCGACGATGTTGGTCATGTCTAAAATCATGTAAATTTATATTCTGGTTTACTATTAATGAGCACAAACTGTGCAAATCGCGAAGTGTATACAGTTCGTGTCGATTCTTTTGGCACACCGACACAATATTCATCATTCCAAGTATTCCTGGATGTTCCTCTCCGTAATGTTGTCAAGGCTGAACTTCTTATGGCGAGTATTCACCAGCAATACAGTAATGCTATTTGCCACGTCTATGTCGAAGAGCTCACATCGAAATTCATAACCCGCGCAGGTCCAGCCTATAACGTAGGACTTGGCGGTACGACATCAAACGTCGGAGTTGCAACACAAATCTTAAATAAAGGTTTAATTGACCGTGCATTTGTAACTATACCAACCTCCAATGTCACAACAGCAGCATCCGATTACCGTGTTATATGGAAATCAGGAAACGATTATCCGACGGACATGGAATATATTAATCCGATTCGTCAAATCAAGACGCTTACATTTACATTCCTTGATGGTAAAACCGGTGATCTCCAAACAATGGATCAGATGAGTTATTTCATTTTCCGCTTCGAATGCGCTAAAGACAATGTGTGTTTGTACTAATAAAGAGAATGCGCATTGATATACCAGAATGGAAGTTGTCCGCCTTCAGCCCACAGCAATCCTGCCTTCACGCGGTTCAGCAGACGCAGCCGGTTTTGACCTCTACAGCAGCGACCACTACGTGGTGTTCCCGGGTCAGCGCGTGGTTGTCTCCACTGGGATCGGTCTTCAGCGACTCCCGGTCGGGACCTATGGTCGCATTGCACCTCGCTCTGGACTGGCCGTGAAGCATGGTCTTGATACTCTTGCCGGTGTAGTTGATCCAGATTACCGCGGTGAGATTAAGGTTGTTCTTCTGAATACTGACATGCGTGTCCCTTTTGTCATCAAGCCTGGGTACCGCATTGCTCAACTCATCCTCGAGAAGTACGAGGTGGATGAGGTTATCGAGGTGGAGGCTTCAGTTGTTGATACCGAGCGTGGTGACGGTGGTTTTGGGTCGACGGGTGTTGCATAAACAAAAGTACTAAATGCCCATTCTAAATGATTGGGTCTCTCATCAGTGGCCGAGTTGGTCTAAGGCGCCAGACTTAAGTGAGAATCACTTGAAGAGATCTGGTGGTGGTAACACCGCGTGGGTTCAAACCCCACCTGATGAAGTTAAAAGAACGAAATGAACTTAAATTATGCAGACGTCTTGGCTTTTTGTAGGACCGAGCCTGCTTGCAGGGATCGGTCAGGTGACTCGCCAATATGCCGAACGGATAAAGAGCCTTGGTCACGAAGCGGACTATGTTTCGTTTGGTCACCAAGTTCCAAAGAAAAAGTACGATGTTGGGTTTGCGTTTGTACTTCCAATCATTGAACATATGAACATCGTCGACCAGATGTTGTCCCAATGTTCTGAGAAAAAATACATGACAATTTGTGAAACCGAAACGGTACATCCAGTGTACAAACTTCTTGTCCAGAGGTACCATACGCTCTGGACACCAAGTCAATTTTGTCTCGATGTGTTTTCAAAGCAATTTCCATCTGGTGATTGGAGACTATGTCATCTATGGACGCCAACACCTCAGTTTGCTCCTGTAGAGGCGACACAGTATACATTTTACACGATTGGAAACATGATTGATCCGCGAAAAAATATTAAAATGCTCATAGAGGCATTTGTTCGTCTACAATTGCCAGATGCCCGTCTTTTACTCAAAGCGACGTGTAAAATTCCCGTCACGTGGCGAATTCCCAATGTCATTGTCATCAATGGATTATTAAGTGACGAGGAACTTGAAAAACAAATTCACAGACAGGGACATTGCTATATCAATTGTTCACATTCCGAGGGTGTTGGGATGGGAGCAGTCGAGGCGGCGTTGCGTCAAAAACCCGTCATCATCACAGACTTTGGAGGTCTCAAGGAGTATGTCCCTGATACACCTTTTGTTGTGACGTGTTCGAGAACTGAAATTCAACAAGACGATTTCCTTTTTCAAAAGGGCATGGTGTGGGGTCAGCCTTCTCTCGATGATCTCATGAAACATATGCGTACATGTTACGAAAATCGCATTACGGAGTGGGACCACCCGGGGACGAAGAAGCTTGTGTCATCTGTTTTTTCTGATTACTCTGGGTGATGGTGCTTTGCTGGTGAAGGTGTCATGAAATCGTCAGCCATGAGCTCACCGTCATGACCACCTGCAGACTCCTCATCATAATTCAGCATGTAATACGACGTGGCATAGAGAACAATTGCCATGAGTACAGTGCTAAACCCGAGGAATGCTTGCTGAGCCTTTAGATAAGAGACAAAGTCATCAAACGCCTTGAAGCCAGTGGGGTTGACAAAGATACGAGGAAGTGCAAAAATCAACACGAGATTAATTACAAGTGAGATCAAGATGGGTTTAAGTTCAACTTGCGTCATACCATAGAGCTATGTTTTTTGCAGAAACACCCCCCCGCTGACGCCTTGAAGTTGCATTGCCGTCCTTCCAGAGTTCGTGCAGTACACATAGGTCCCTTTGCTGCAACTGGCGCCGTCTTTTTTTTGACTGTAGCTGGTACTGTAGTAGGTACATACTCTGGGAGAAATACAATGTGGCGCCGTGCCGCCTTGAGTTCAAGAGCATGCTGGCGGAAGCGGAGTGCGGAGGCGTCAAATTTGTTCATTTTTAATCATACAGATCATTTCACATGCAAGGCGTTCTCATGACATGATTTTTTCCACATGGCATAAAAATACCAGTTCCATAATAAATAACGCCATGGCAACACTTACGGAACGTCTCATGGACATTATAGAGCAAGTTGACCGTGCAAATATGTATATCCCACCAGTTTTAGCAGAGTTTCTTAGGACACGTGGGTTTATTCCACATCGTACATACCTTCGTCCGCCTCGTCCGCCTCCTGTGGCTCGTCCTCCGTGTCCTGCAGTAACACAGGCTGGAACTCCTTGCAAAAACAAATGTGCACCAGGGTCTACAACATGCGGTGTTCATTCGAGTACACCAACGCCACGTGGCACACCCGCTGACTTTCGTCGGTGTCCAGTGATCATCGGGAGTGGTGAACAATGCAAGTGTGCAAAGTACAAGGAGTTTCCATTGTGTTGGAGACATGCAAAGAGGGACAATCTTCTTCCACCATCACCAGAAGTTCCAACTGAATGTTCCATATGTTACAGTGATTTGTCACGAGAGACTACAACCAAGACGTCTTGTGGACACTATTTTCATATTGACTGTTTCGAATCATGGAAACAGAGTCGACGGTCAACCTTTCGTACAGTGACATGTCCTATGTGTCGACACACAAACCCAAACCCTAAACCACTCGTAAAGCCACCGAGGATCATCGCCGCGGGTACTGTACATCAAAGTTAATAAGAAGGTTGGATTGTGGTGTAAGACCTTTTCCTTTGTACACATAATCCTGACGTGGATCTAGAATACCAAATTCCGCAAGGGTATTTAACTGTACCGGACCGCTAAAATGAGGTATTGAAATGTCGAGACCTTCAACAGATTCTTGAAATGTCACAGTCATCACGTACCGTAAATCTTCACCACGACGTTCAAACTTAGGATGCGGTTTCACATTGAATGTAATGATGAGATCTCCAGTCCTTTCACGGTTTGAACGTGGTTGTTCTCCAAGACCCTGTAACCTATGCTGTGTTCCAGAATGTATACCCTTTTCAACATGTAAATTAAGTGTAACTGTGTCTATTGTTGTCTTTTTGTTGTTACATACCGGACATCCTTTTCGCGCGACTCCACATCCCTGACAAAATTCACATGGTCGTGCAAACATCTGACCAATCATACCCATCATCTCCTGGACCATCATACCTCGTCCTTGACACCGAGGGCATGTCGTTGCACACGACTGACAATGTTTCACGATGGGCACTTTAATCGTTTTGTCAACTCCTGTGAACACCTGTTCAAGTGTGAGATCAATTGTGTGATGCCGTTCCATGGAACGCTGACCATTCCCACCCATGCCTTGGAACATTTGGGAGAATATGTGCGAAATGTCTGGACCTTGTTGATGCTGAGGTTCATCTGATCCGAATTGATCATATCGTTCTTTTCTTTCTGGGTCACTCAAAACATCGTACGCATGACTAATCTTTTTGAACATTTCTGCATCACCGCCTTTATCAGGGTGGTGTTTCATAACCAGTTTCTTGTATGCTTTTTTGATTTCATCGGCTGAAGAATGTTGAGGTATACCAAGCGTTTCGTAATGACTCATACTGATAAAGACAATGGTAAACTTTAACTTGAAAAAACGTGTCCTCTGTGGGTCTAAGGTGAGTAGGATATAGAAAATCAAAGCAAAATGACAGACATCGACACCATCTTGACTTCTGTTGAACAGACTCTTCGTGATGGGCTTGAGTTTTACCTGATTGTCAGAACTGATCGTACATTCTGGGAACAGAATAACAAATTTCGATACAGAAATGCACGTGAAGTGAATGATATCATTGAAGAGGCATTTGATGAACTGTACACGAGTTTTCCAACTCTTGAAAAGACATTTGATGACAGTGTCATTCTGTTGCAAGAATGTACATGGGTTGGTATGAATGCCCCGTGGCCAGTTGATGCCGATAATCACATTGAACGTGTCATTGACAATGTGATGAATGTATATGGAACTATAGTATATGGAAAATTGCGGACTTTTCTTCTCGATTAAAGAAAACATGTACTATTCATACAATGAATCCATGTGAAAAATGTGTTTACTTTAAACCAGGGAACTACACACGTACTGGTACATGCACAAGATATGTGGCATACCGAGGACGTGGAAAACTTGTGTATGAATTTTCAGAATCTGTACGACTTGACAAGTCTAAATGTGGTCCAGAGGGGAAACTGTTCCTTTCGGCGTCAAGAAAAGACGAAAAGGTTAATATTAACAGTATTATTTGGTTACTTATGAACGACGATGAGTAGAGTACATGCGCAGAATATCCTTGATAATCTCATGACGTTTAATATCATCTTCACTAAATTGAACATGCTCGAGTCCCAGAATAGGGTAGTCCTCAAGACGTTCGAGTAGATCAGAGAGTCCATTATTTTCAAACCCGCGATCATACTGACCAGTGTCACCCGTGATGACGAGTTTAGAATCCTTTCCAAGGCGAGTCATAACCATTCGCATCTGGTTTGGTGTTGAATTTTGCATCTCGTCTGCAATAATCCATGCATTGTCGAATGTTCGCCCGCGCATATAAGCCAATGGGCACACCTCGAATTTTGTTTTTGGTGACAGAGCATCCTTCATTGGGCGAACCCACGGGTCCATCTTTTTGTCTAGATTTCCTGGAAGGAATCCATGCTGTTCATCGACAGATACAGCAGGACGAGTTAGAATGACATGACGAGCATGCTTTGCAGCCGCGTGACACGCCATCATAGTTTTCCCGGTACCAGCTGGTCCACTTGCAATGACAATTGGGATGCGTGGATTTTCGAGGAGTGCTTGATACAGTCGATGCGCCATTATGAATTATTTACGTGTCATCGTTTTATAACCTGCCATTCAGCAGAAGATCCATTGAATGTACTGAGAATAATACGTCCTGCCTCCTCTGGATCGAAATCAATTGCACAACAGAAGATGTCAAGGTATATACTATCATTCTCTGGGTATGTATGAACTGAGAAATGAGACTCGGAAAGGACGAGCACACCTGTGACACCAAATGGTTCAAACTGGTGAAATGCTCTCCCGACAACAGTCAGACGACACTTTTCAGCAATATGTTCCATGAGAGGCTCGAGTTCCTCAATAAACTTGATATGTACCCCTGAAACTTGTCCGATGAGGTGTTTCATTCTTGTTTTAAAAATGTCTGGTTTTTTTATACCATGAGAGTATTTAATATCATCGATAATGAATTATGTATCATGGATGACGACACACTGTATCATGTTTTTGAACGCAACACATTTAGCAGAGCTACATATACATATATGATCAATTGGATTCAGAAGAACAAGACTACAAGTGATGACATTGACGGTATGTGGGAAGAGGCTGAAGAAGCCTGGGACAAACTGAGTCCAGAAACACAAGGATTAATGGTAGCCATTGCAAATAAAGAGAGACAGCAGGCTGAAGACATCCGTGACGGGCTTCTTGCAACCCTTCACGGATACCACGGACTTAAAAGTATCAAGGATTCATTTACAGAGTCTATTCAATCATGTTGTAGTCTATGGTGAGCGTTTTCTTTTGAGAGCCACGTGTCTAGTACTAACTACGCGATTAGGTATAAAAGGATCCATAAATAAAGGAAAATTCGGACGATTTCTCATGCGTGTCGTAGTACTTATTAAATTGCGTAAACCTGCTGCATTAGCATTAGGCAAAGGTCCATTTGGTGGTGGGCGTGTTCGTACGAGTCTAACAAGTGTATTTGGTGATAAAATAATACGCGTCGAACCACTTTTGTATGTATAGTAATTTCCCATGGGTATACGGTTATTTGTAATTGTATTATACGGTGTAAGATATCGTGCAACAGTTGCGAGACTGAGAGTGTATCTAGGTCTCCTTGAAGACGACATTTACAATACTACATAGAAATTAAATCAACCTCACACTCCTTAATGTCGTCAATCTCAACGTCGCATATACCTTTCTGCCGCATCGCGAGTACACTGTCCCAGAAGGATTTCATGACTGGAAGGTACTTGGCAAACCATTCACGATCACGAAGAACTTCAACGACGACAAACTCTTCTGGTGGACCCGTCTTGTATTGCACAAAATCACAGACTTCGAGATCCATAATTTCAAGTAAAAGCTGAATCTGTGGCAAGTAGTACCCTGGGACTTCTGGTTTAATCTTACGGCTCAAAGGACACTTAATCTCAAGGAGTCGACCAGATTCTGTGATGCCATCCGGTGAACCTCCGAGAAATTTGTGGACAGGATGTTGTACGAGACCAATTTCATGTGAAATCTGTCCATGACGCATGTCATACAAGTCACGAACCATGGGTTCAAGTTTAGTCCCATGTGCCGTTGCTTCGTTTCCAGCCCATGGACGCGCCGCACCGCACTTCTTTGCCAAAAGACCCTCTGGTTTTTCATATGGATTGAGACCAATAGCAGTTGCGGCGTCACTTGCCGTCAAGAGGTTTCCACGAAGGTTGAGCCACTCTTGACTGCGCTGATCCGCATAGGTCTGTTCGATAAGTTCTTTTGCACGTGGATGCATCTACTTTTTAAATCGCTCCGTCGTCTTAAGCGCGATTTGAGCTGCAAATTGTTCCGCTTGTTTCTTCGTCGTCGCAAAACCAGACCCATACGGGATACCATCTACAATAACCTCGATATGGAATGTTCCATTGTATTGTCCACGGACTTGGTAATCAGGCAAAGGCACCTTGTTCGCCTGACACCAACGCATCAATTGATCTTTGTAATTATCATCGGTCAGATTCATGTCAATGTTTTCAAATGCTGCAAACACAAATGACTTGGCATGTATCATTCCAATGTCAAGATAAATCGCACCAACAAGTGCTTCGAAGACATCCTCGAGTATATTCTCATTTGTATTCCAGCCGTTGCGCATTCCTTTGTCATCCATGAGAACCCATTTTTCAAGCCCGAGGCGTTTTGAGATTTCACAGAGCGTCTTTCCACGTACAAGCTTCGTGCGCGCCTTGGTCAAAAACCCCTCCTGCTCAGCCGGAAATTTTTCAAACAAATATCGAGTAATTATAAATCCAAGTACAGAATCACCCATAAATTCCAGCGTCTCGTATGAGCCTTCAAGACCCTTGTACTTTTTGAGGGCTGATTTATGCGTGAAAGATCTACGGTACAATTTTACATCATTAATTTTTGTTCCAA